AATTCTATGCACATTCAATCACCTACTTATACTAATTTTGACAATAAAAATAGCGCTACCCAAAACGGCAAGCACATCAACAATGCATTTTTAATTCTGATAAAAAATTTCATTTTTATATTAAGCACTCTTTACTGCTGTTAAACTAGCCAATTTAGTTTTAGCAAGTGTCTCAAAATCAGCTTTGGTCATGTCATCAAAAGTCTTGCCTGTTACTAAATCAGTAGAAGTAATCTGTAAAGTAGCACTAACCGCATCGCCATTATCCGAACCGTTTAAGCCAACTGAAACTCCCGAGGTGTTACCGTCATTGTCAATTTGATATGAAAGCCTGTTTAATTTAATTTCCATGGTTAATCATTCTCCTTTTCAAAATTGTTTTCTAACTCATCTAAGACTAAGTCGTACAACACTGCATCTGCATCAGCTAGTTCATATGGATAAGCATTGAGCGCGTCATACAGCGCCTGAAATTTTTCTGAATATTCCGTAAACTCAACGACTGCTTCTTCTTTTGCTAAAGCTACTAATTCCTTGTTTAAATCAGCTCCTTTCGTTGAGTCTTTCAGCACATAAGCATTATCTTTTGTTACCCGTTCGCCTTTATCATCGTGTTCAAAATAAGGATCACGAATTTCTTCGCGATCCTCGTTGTATTCTTTATTTTTAGCTTCCAGTAACTTAATCAACTTAGTACGTCCACGGCTTGCCTTTCCTTTAAGTTTTAGTTTTCCTAAAAAGTTCCCTACTGGTACTAAATCTGCATTTTGTAATTTAATTATTTTTGTCATTTTAAGCTGCTCCTTTTAATTGTTTGATTTCCGTTTCGAGACTAGTTATTTTACTATTTAGTTCTTGGATAGATGCAACTGCATATCCTAAAATAGTTCCATCGTCACGTCCGGTTCCGTCAGCACTAATGAAATCATATGGCGTATTATACTGTGGCTTATCATTAACATCATCGATAACCGCTGTTGCATAGGTTTTAGATATTCCATTTTTTAAATCAGATTTGTAATTGTAACTGCATATATCTGTATTTGTTAATGTTGCCAATGCTTTAGCTGGATCTAACTTGTTAAGATTTGTTTTTAAGCTTAACAATGATGATTGAGCAACGGACTGAACGTGAATGGTCGCCATGTCACCACCATAAGTTCTAAACCACCATGCTGTGCCAGTTGGCCCTGAATACCAGGTGTTTGTATCACTACCAGTGTTAATACGAGCATAACCAAGCCAGAGGTCACCATTATTTGGTTTAAGTTTTATTTCACCATGAGTTTGTAGTATTATGCCATTAGCTTGCATAATAATATTCTGCCCACGTCCAACAGTTGAGCGATCATCCCACATGGCTGTCCCAATATAAATATTAGGCTTCTGAGTCAGAGAACTATTATCGGCCATAGTATACGGAGCACCAGCACTAAGCCATGTCTCTGCATAACTACCTATTGCAATTTGACCATTATCTGATAAATTTATAGCTGCCCCCGTGTAATTATCATCGAGTGCACCCGTTAGACCATCGAACATGGAATGACCTGTATCAAGTCTAAGTCCGTTATATCCCTGAATGTGCATTCCTGCTTTTCCTAATGCAAGAATATCGTCATCTAATTTTATTAATCCGTATTTAACGGACTGTCCCTGTTGCCAGAGATATTGACTTGTAAGTTCTAACTTACCACTGTCCATGAAAAAACCATCGCCGTTTTTATCATAGACCTGCAATGTTCCTTTCTGTATCCACGCATTATTTCCTGAGCCATCATAATCATGGACACCATTACCATCTATCCAGGTGTCATGACCTGAACTAGACTGGTGAAAAGATACTCCTGTTAGTGTGCCACTACTGATATTGTTTGCATTCAAGTTAATCACGTTAACGTTAGCCGCATTAAGCGTGCCAGCCGTGATTTTATCTGCGGAGATTGAATCAATCATTGCTGACTTGATTACAGCGTTGTCTATCGTGGTTGACCCGGTGATGTGGACTTTGTTGCCGGCGATCAGGATTGATTCCGAGCTGACGTTAATCTGATTAATTACATCGTTTTTCTGAACACGCAGATTGATGTTGTCAGAAAGTTGCTGGATTTGTGTTTGGTAAGTGTCATTATCAACTTTTTTAGAGACTGTCGTTTGCAGTCCATCAACTGTAACTGACAAACTAGTAACCGATGTAACCGTTGCATTATCTGTGGGGTTAGCAGACCAATCAGTAGCATGAGAGCCAAGTTCTGCTTTTTCAGAATTCCATACAATTGTTTGTGTGGTTGATGGATTTTGTAGTACTATATGAAACCGCCATGTTGCAGCATTAGCAGACGTAGTGAATGTAACAGACCGTAATCCAGTGCTCATACTAGGTTGACCACTAGTATTATCCAGCCAATTACCATTGCTATCAAATTCTTGTATTTCAGGGTAACAATTCCACGTTGCAGATAGTACGTTAATAGAATAAGTATAAACAGTATTAGGCTTTAACAGACTATTCATACTATTTGATGCTGAAGATAAGGTATACCAACCAGTACCTGAAATCGTAGTGCTGTTTGTCGAACTAGTACCGGTCAGAATATTAGTCCCAACAGCAGAATTATTAACTTGTGTCTGAACACTAGTAATCGTGGCATTAAGTCCTGCAGCACTAGCTTGGATTTGATTTGTAGTCCAAGTCTGGTCAGCTTTATTGGTACTTAAATTGCTTATTGATGTATCAAATCCGTCAGCGCGCTGCTTTAAACTAGTAACATCTGTAGTATTCCCATCAGCTGTTTTCTTAACAGAAGCTATACTGCTGTTAATTTCATCAGCAGTTGCAGAAATCTCTGTACTAGTCCAAGATTGTGTCGCATATGGCTGTAAAGCTGTGTTCATATCATCTTTAGTAATTTTTACTGCTAAACCACTCTCTAGTTCAGCAATTGTCATAGTCGAGCCATCTTTTAGAGTAGTAACATCTTGCTTAACAGCATTAGCAATGTTTGTAGCAGAGGTTGCATCACTTGCTGCGCTTTGAACTTGTTGAATAGCAGTTGCTGCATTGCTTATAGCAGCGCTTGCATTAGCATTTGCTGTGCTGGCATTCTCTGCTGCTGCATTAGCTGTATCAATAGCTGATTGTGCTTTAGTTAATGCTTGATTCCCAGTTTCAACCGCAGCATTAGCATTCTGCTTAGCTGTATCTGCTTCGGACATGGCTTTATCGACAACTTCACTAATGTTTTGGCCAGTTTTATTCGAAAATTGAAACGCCCACTCTGAGCCATCCCAAATATATACCTCAGTAGTATCACCATTTTCTCGCCAATATAAATCTCCAATATGCTGTGCAGTTGGGAAATCCTGAGAGCTGCTCCCTTTAAAAGTAGTAGTTTTTCCATCAGCCGACTGCCATGCAATTGTGGCATTATTTTGCGCATCTTGTGCTACCTGCTTGGCTGCTTGAGCAACTGTTGTTAGCGTGTTTAGCGTCTGACCTAATGTTGCTGTAATACTACCTAATTCAATTTTGTCATATGAATCCGTCAATACATTCCATTCAGCATGAGTCACTTTAGCAGTCGTATCAATGCCTAATTTAGTAAATCTAACGGGCACAATATCACACAAATCCAATTGCTCAAGTGGTGCTACATCAGCATAGTTACTCGTCTTAGATAAATCCACGAATGAAACGCTAATTGAAACAGTGGGAATGCCAACATCATTATTAGTAATATATTGCTGAGCTAAGGCTTTCAATTGTGATTGAACTTCAGCTACTGTCATATAAACAGTAGTATCGCTATCATTTGCATCACTTGCCTTAGTCCCAACTTTGACATTTTCAAAGTTGCTGCTGAAATCAACTGGCAAAATTTTTCTGCTGGGATAATTGCCAACATACTGACTGTCAACTACATAATTATCAATTGTATAGAGAGATGAAGTATCTCCACTTACCGAGTTTAAAGTTGCGTAAGGATAAATTGATGTGTAAGTATCCTCAACATTTTCTTCTTGTTGAAAACTTGTGATATTGCGACCATACGCTAGCAAGGTATTAGCTGAGCTTCCTCGTTGCTTTCTCAAGCTAATATGGAGGTTATCAAAAAGATATTCGCCACCCCATACATCCAAAATGGATCCGTCAACACCGCCAAGAGCAAGTCTAGCGCTTTGCACTTTATCAATTGTCCAAGTCGTTGAATTATTAGTTGAGATATCTGAATCAGCAGTTATTTCATTACTATCAATAATAGCTTTTTGCCATTGTTGCATAGCATCATTAGCTGATCCACTAACATTAACACTTGGTTTTAAAGCTAAATCATTAGTGATATATGAGATATGTTCTGCATATACATCAATGTAAATCTTGCCATCTTCATTCATTTGTGGAGTGACTTTTTTGATAACAAAACGCTGATCCGTTAAAACATGACCAGCGTCTACTTTGATTATTCGATTATTTTCAAGTAAATCAGCTCTAGCTCCATCGGCGGGATAGGCCATCTCAAAAATGAACTCTCCATTCCGCTCTTCCGTTACTACAGCTGTTAGTGCATCAGGGAGTGTTCCTAATCCTTTATTAAAAAAATCAGTAGCATTCGCTTCATATAAAACCGGTACGCTCACGTTCTCACCTTCCATCTCGGAGTTATTTTAAAATCACTAACTGTCCCCGACCAACTAATTTTTGCACTTCCAACAGGCAAACTAGGAAAATTGCTGTATAGCTTATCGAATTGAGTCCTCGTTTCGTCTAAGCTAGTGCATAGCTGTGATTCACAATCCAAAATGATTCCAGTATCAACACTTTTTAAAGAAAGTGTCTGGATGCCTAAAGTTACCGTTATATCTCCGCTACCAGTAATTTTTAACAATGGTAATGCGGGAATATTTCCTGAGTTGGTTAAAGTAGTCCCGCTCGAAATAGTTTGACTGCTCAAACCACCGTTAAGATACTTGTAGGGCATCATTTCAAAACTTAAATCAGCACTTAATCCATCTGCTGTTTTTTTCACTTCAAAATTGTCAAGATATGCTGCTCGATACGTATATCCTGAATCGCTTGACAACTTAAAATCATGAAATTCTGTGTCACTTAGCAGCCATCTACGAACTTGTTCTATTTTCGACATTGTATCTTTATATCCACCTAAAAAAATAACAGGTACAGTCTGGCTAAAAGACTTATATCTGTTGTTAGGCAAAATTAGATCACCATCGCGTCCTGGAACTTCGATTGTTGAATAATCAGGCTGTGAACTTGAGATGTTTATTTCAACATTGATATACATATTAAATTCTTTTGAGTTATGACTGTTAAAATCGAATGTGCTTATCATGCTAAACTGCCTCTTTTCTGATCAACATTGAGCGAATTTATTTGTTGAGATATTGATCGTATCAAACTCCGATTATTTTGAGTTGAACTAGGACTCGTAGCTGTATTCAGTAAACGACTAAGCAAAGCTATTTGTGATTTCTGCAATGTCATCTGTTGTTGGAGAACCGCAACTACATCAGCATTATTACTATTAAAAGTAACATTTGTATCAGTCATTTGATTGATAGCAGGTCGTGCTTCGAGCAAGGTGTTAACCGCACCATTATGACCAAGTGTACCGTTAGCATAATGTGGGATATCTTGTTTAAAAGCTTGAACCGATGGCCATACTCTCGTGCCCCTTTCCAAATAATATGGAGTAGGCACATTTGGAGAAATTCCAAGGCTTCCGCTTGGAGTTAAATACGGCTCATTTCTGCCGCCATCGCCCAAAACAGCCATACCTTCAGGAGCATCTTCAGTACCAGTTGCAAATAGGTTTCCAAAAAAAGAACTAACTTTATTAACAACTTCGTGTACCGTTCTTTTAACCGTCGTCAGAGTAACTGTATGATCCCCTAGCCAGCTAAATTGCAAAACAGCACTCCTAGCAGATGAGGCTGGACCCGAAGCATTATCTCTAGCGTTTAGGCTTTTGGAACTTCCCGGCGAAGTATTTCTAAAATTCGTAACCGAACTGCGGCCTCTTGAGGACGCACTATCAACACTTGAAGAATCTCCTTGGAATCTTTTGCCTAACGGAGCAGTGCTATTAAAAATATTAATTGAGGTTTTGCCTTTACTTGACGCATTATCAACATTAGACGAATCACCGGTTAATACTTTATGTTTTGGATTTTTGCTATTATATGAGTCAACGTTAATGCCAGCTTGTTTTAATGTTGCAGAAGCTGTTTTGTCAGTAGCCAAAAGCTCCTTTACTTTAGTTGGCAAGCTATTCCAGAGATTGTACTTCACGATTGCATTTGCCAAATCAGGCAAGCCTTTAGAATTAATGATTGCTGATTTCGCCGCAAAACTCATCGTATTCCATTGACCATTAGCAGATAGCGCTTTGTAAATTTCTGTCCCCGCGTTCGATTGAATCCAAGCTTTTTGTTGTTTAAAACTAAGTGAATCCCACTTGCCAGTTTGAAGCAATGCATCAGCAACCATAGCTTTCGCATTACTGCTCATCTTGCCCTTTCTTTCAAGTAGTTGAATCTGATTCCATTGATTTTTGCTTTGAACAGCTTTATTAACTTCATCTTGAGCATTAGTTTTAACTTTACCTGTTTTTGAATCAAATACTAAACTATTCCATGCTTGTGCAGCATTTTTAACCTTGCCGCTCATATTAGAAACGCCAGCTACTACTAATGAAGTGCTATTAGCCATATCAGTATTTTGCTGTTTAACAATAGCAGCAGCTTGTTTATATGTGTACCCCACATTTAACAGATCTTGTTCAATTTGTGACTTAGATGCACCATTTGCTTTATCAAGTTTCAAGATTGCAGCAGCCATTCCATCTGTTGTAGATTTATGAACTGTCTGCAAATCTTTTAAAGCTTGAGCATATTGTTTAGAAGAAATTTCTCCCTTGCTGTACATTGAATCAATTTTAGACTTCTGATCATTGTATAATTTATTTTCTTTTTGCATTGAAGAAGTTAGTTCATTAATAGTAGTATTTCGCTGATTGTGCGTCATATTACTGATATCGCCATTCAAGGCAGCTAAAATGTTCTTCTTTTTACTTCCACTAAGCTTTAATAATTTAATTTCGTCTTCATTCATCTGCTGCTGATAATTTAGTAGCGCAGCTCTTTCTGTATCCGATAAATCGGACATTTTTCCATTGTGAGCCTTTAAAATTGTTTCAGCATTGGTGTAATTTTCTTTTGCATCCGACAAAACCTTTGCATTATATTTTTGCCGCTGCTTAACATCTTTCCTTAAATCTGCTTGGACTGAACTTGGCAATCCTTGCATATCTTTTTTCATCTGAGAGATAGTGTTCTGAGAATCCTTTTGCATATCTGAATACATATCGCCAAAATCTTTAGAAACATTCTTTGTGCTGGTGTGACTAGCTTTTTCAAAATCAGTTAATGAACTTCCAGCTTTACTACTAAAACCTTGAAATTTAGTTAATGCCGAATCAGCCTGTTGGCCAACATCTGAACCCCACTTGTTAGTTCTCTGTTGTGATTCATAGGCTTTCTTACCCCAAATTTCCCATACTGCTGCTCCAGCCACAACTGTTGCTGTGACACCTAAAACTACAGGATTTAATAGACTGATTCCAGCTGCGGCTTCTCCTCCAGCAGCACCAAGCTCTGTTGCTGCCCCACCAGCAGTTCCAGCGGCACCTGCAAAGCCTGCTGCTGAATAGGCTGATGAAGAAAAAGCAGATTTAAGAACTTGCATACCAGTCCCACCAAGCTTAGCAGCAGATATCATTCTATTAATTCCGCCAATTGTTCCAAAAAGAACACTAGCCAAGCCCTTTGCAGCTCCAGAAATTCTTCCTACTATTCCAATTACTGGACCTGCAGCTGCTGCAAATGCAACCCACTTAACTATATTTTCTTGAGTTCCCTTGCTTAAGTGACTAAATTTTACTACTAAATTATCAACATCTTTTACTAACGGCATTATTGCTGGAATAACATCATTAGCCATTGTCATTCCTAAATTAGTTAGTGATTCCTTCAAGACTGCAAGCTGATTTTTAGCCGATTGCATATTCTTTTTAGAAAGTTTTGCTACATATCCTTGCCCATCAGCTGCTTCTTTAACTTTTTGTGTCAATTTGCCTAATTGGTATGCATTTTTAGATAAAATAATACCAGCTGTTTGACCAGTGGTTCCAAACAGCGCGTGAAAAACATCTTGACGTTGTGTAGAAGTCAAATCTTTCATATGACTATTCAACAACTGAAAAATATCAGTCATTGACTTCATTTTCCCAGATTTATCAACAAAATCAGATGTTTTAAGTCCCAATTCTTTTAATGCAGCAACTCCGTTTTTAGTTGGTGAAACAAGGCTATTAATTACCTTTCGTAACCCAGTACCTGCCTTGTCGGCTTCAAGGCCATTATTGCTTAGAACGCCCATCGCAGCACTCGTTTCAGCTAAACTAAATCCAGCTTGATGTGCAGTTGAGCCAACATATGACATTCCAACACCCAAGCTTTGAAAATCAGTTGATGTCGCATCAGCAGCATAAGCAAGTTCATTAACAGCAGTTTTGGTATTTCTAGTCATCCCGGCTGTAGTATTAGATTTCATACCAAACGATTCAAGAGTTTGGCTTGCAACGTTTACTACATCGCTGAAATCATCTCCTGACGCTTTAGCAGCTTGAAGTTCTGATTTCATAGCACCAAGTGCTTGTTTTGAAGTATAACCTCGTTTTACTAATTCTTCATATCCTTCAGCGATTTTCTGTTGTGAAACACCATACTTGTTAGAGTATGTTAAAGCATCGCTTTCCATATTTTTTACTCCAGCAATAGCCTGCTTGGTTGATTCGCCTGAGGTTACGAGTAAGTTTTTAACTTCATTCATGGTATTTTTAAAATTAATGCTTTTACTTGCTGCATAAGCAAAGCCAGCTAAAATTGGTGCCGTGACGTGAGTGGTCATTGTATCGCCAATTGGAGTTAACGTGCTGCTAACTTTTCCAGCCGCATCTCTAAAAGCTCCAACTTTTTGCTGAGCTGTGTACCACCCTGAGCTTTGTAAAGTTATTGATTTATTCAAAGTTCCCATTCGATTACGCAAAGCTTCCATGTTGGCAGATGTTTTGTTTACTTGATTAGCAGCATTTGCTTGACGAGCCGTTAATTTTTCTTGTTCAGCAGCGGTTGATGCAGTTTGATTGCGTAATCCCTCGTAAGCCGACTTTTGCCGTTCTAATTGGGCCTCATAGTTCTTCATCTGTGAACCCATTGTAGAATATGCAGCTTCCATACTATTCAAACTACTTCCTGATCCTTTAATAGCTTGATCTTGAGCTTTTAAAGCAGATGTTGTCGATTTGATTTGTGCTTTTAAAGCTGTTGCAGAAGATTTAAAAGGATCAATATTAAGACTGACTGTAGCCGCTAAATGCCCTAAACTGCTTGCCATTTAGATCCTCCTTTCATTTAAAATAGCCAAGGAAATGCTTGGTCGATTGTTTTTTCTTTTTCCTGGTAGATACTAATTAGATGATCTAAATCATCACTAGTAAGCTCATCAACTTCTTGCAATTTATAGCCCTCTTGCATCCGGGCTTTATAAAATTCATTAATCGCATCTATTGCTTTGTCGATGTCTTGGACTGTGATTTTTTTGGGCTATCTTCATTTCCTCCGCCTAAAGAATCAGCAATGGCTGAATTCAAAATGTCCATGTTGTTTTTGTCACACCCTGCAATAAACTGATCGGCCTTAAATTGGTTCTTCCAAAAAGAAACTGCAAAATTTGCTAAGTTTTTTTCGTTTTTATTAAAATCATCTTCAGTTGGTCCATCGTCTTTTGAATACATTTTTAATTGTTGTTGCTGAACTATCAAAGCTTTTGTCATTTCTCGTAACATCGGTGGTTCATTTCGAACAAATTTTTTCTTTTCTCCACCAACATCTAATTCTATTTCGTAAGCCATGTTTTCCTCCTAATATTGGCCGCCAACACATGCGCGTTTATTGTGTATTTCATAGGCGACTCTATTAACTTAAAACGAACTAAGCACTAGAACTGGTCTTATGAGCCCGATGTTCCTGTAGTTGTTGCGCTAATCACTAAATCAGCCGCTGTAGTTGGAAATACCCATTTTCTAAATTGTGTTAAATCAAAACCAGCATTATCTTCTCGACCAATTAACACAACATTTTCTTGATCTCCACGAGGCATGAATTCTCCTTCAATTGAATCAGCATTTGGATCAGGGGTGCCATCAACCGTCTTAACATCAACGCTTGGTAAAGAAAACATTCCTTTTAGTAAGGCTACCCAGCAGTTTTTACCGTTTGATAATTTTGTCTTAAATAAAGTAGCAACATTAGCTGCTATCATATTCTTAGGATAAACTTCAACGCCTTTCACCACCTGGATGCCGAATAAATCTTGTTTCATCTGAGAATCAACGTCGTATAACTCAATCGTTTCTTTTGCTTCAGTGATTCCACCTGATAAAACTGCATAAGGGCCATCATCAGCAGCTATCTTTTTTAAATCATTTGTTAAATCAACTTTCACACTTGAAAGTCCTGGAACTTTTCGTGACGTAGTAACTAAACTTGTGGTGTCATCAACAACACCATACTCAAAATTACTAGCACCAAATTTTACTAATCCCATTTTGTTTCCTCCTTGATTTTTCGCATAAAAATAGGCTTTAAACAAAGCCTTCAAAATTTCCTTGAACCATTTCTAATGTTTCGATATCTGCGTCTGGTTCATGATTCCGATAGTATCTTTCAACCCCATTAGCATGAAGGGCTTCATAAATCAAATTCTCTAATTTTTCTAAATTAGGCAAATCCGTCCTATTGATCCAAAAATCCACTTGGACGCGATATTCCTGCATAACTCGTTCATCGTCAGCATACACTGCTGTATCGTCAGGTATTAAAGTAATTCTAATCCAAGGAGCATTGTCTGATGTTGTAAATGTATCATTTGGTTGCCCTATAAAAATATAAGGAAAATCAGTCGGTTCTCCTCTTATATCATTTAACAAATCTACAATTTGTTGGTTATTCGCCAATAAATCATAGATAATGCTTTCAGGTAAAGACATTAGTTCACCTTCAAATCTTTAATAAACTCTGCAAGAACAGGCTCTCGCATCTCACTTTGAGTTTTTTCAATAAAATGCTGTGGTGACTGTTTAGATGTTCCACTGTTAGGAAAATGAGCAATACGCCCCTTGGAGCTATCATATCCTACAGCAACTGAATAATCGCCCGTTTTAATTGAAACACTGCCAACCTTAACATGATTAGCCAACGGTCCTAATCCGCTATGATCTTCATCTGAAACGGGCGTATCTGACTTAAGCTTTTCAGCAAACATTTGGCCACCACTTCGAACTGCTTTGCGGGCCCGTTTGTCGTAGCCCTCAGTTAGCTGAGTGACAGATAATAGCATTTGAGCTTCTCCTTCAACGCTCATGAATGTATCACTCTCCCAGCGATCTGATTCGTATCCTTTGTTTTATAGTCTGGATCCATCGAAATGATTTCGTATTCCTGATTTCTCCAACGTATTCGCCAATTTGTTTGAATCTCTTTTTTCTGCTTAAAAGATATGATAAAAACAGGCGTTTCTTTCCGATAGCCAACCTCTGTTGAGTTATTGACAAATTCACGGTATGGTAGCTTAGCAACTTCTGCCCAGCAGGTAAATTCATCATTCTTAACATTATTAGTTGGGACTCCATTTGTTACACCCGGCTTTAGACTAAAAAAAGTAATCCTTTCAGTCATATTAGTTAACTTCATCGTTATCACTCAATTCTGCACGCAATTGATTAACAATATCTTCAACGCCATTTGCAAGTTCAGCTCGATAGCTACTGTCAGACGTTAACCCACGCTGGTAATAATCTTCTTTGACTTGTTTCATCAATGCAATTAAAAACCGAGGATCGTTGACGAAAGTTTCTGGAGTCGAGCTTGCTTGAATTGCTCTTGCAATTTCTAATCCCGTTGAATCGACTAGGTTTTTTAAAACATCATCATCAAAATCCTGATCAATTTTGCAGTAAAGCTTTAAGGTTGCAAACTGGTCATCTGTCAAAAGGGACATTTATATTCCCCCTAACTAGCAGCACTAACAGTAACAGCTAATGTGTTTGTTACGTTTCCAACAGAGAAAGTAATCGTTGCTGAACCGGCTGCAACTAAGTTAACTGTAAAACTGTCATCACTGTTTTTAGCAACAGTAGCAATTGATGTATCACTAGATGTTGCTGTTACATCTCCCAAAGCGCCATCAGGTGTCAAAATTGCGGTCACTGACTTAGCAGCGCCAGTGGTACCGCTCATTGTCTTTTGACTTAATGTGATACCGTCAGGCGTTAGGATTTTGAGTAAGTTAAGAAGTAACCAGCTTTAGCGTCTGCTTTAGCAACGCCAAAGCGCATACCAGCTTGCAAATATTGACCGTAAATATTATCGTCAACCCAACGAATCATGAAATCTGCACGATTTGCAAACAGAACAGCACGTTTGATGTCGCCTAAGAAGGCATGAGCTTCTCCAGTAGCACCTAAAGTCACATCAGAAACAACTACCACAGGAATACCAAAAACAACTTTACCGCTTGGAGAAATGATTGAATCTTGCAGTAAATAGCGGCCATTGTTATCCTTCAAAGTATCTAACCATTGATAAAATGATTGTGTAACTACTAAAGTACGAGCATATGCAGGATCTAACTTGGTATTGTTAACCAATTTCAAATCGTCCAAAGAAGCTACTGTCTGAGCAGTAAATGTCTTCAAAATCGATGAAATTGTATCATTGGTAGTATTAAGTTTGATTTGATCTGCATTTGTTGAGAGCAAATCCATTAAGTCGATTTCTGAATCATCGAGTGATTCCTGTGAAATTGGCAATGCTTGGCGATAAGTATCTACTGACCAGTCAACTTCGTTAAAATCAGGTTTTGCCATTGCTGGATTAGCTGCTAATTCTGCAACAGTTGCCATTTTTGTTGTCGCATTAGCAACAGTTGGATAACTTCCCTTCTTAGTTGTTGCTTGAAATACATTAGTAAATGGTTTTAAATCAATAACTGTTTGAATTTCACGCTGCGGGTTATAAGAAATAGCGTCGGGAATTGTTTTAGCAACATCTGTTGATGATACACCATCAGTTGTTGGTGTAATATCACGTTTGTTGATCACCACAAATGTGCCTTCATCAGTTTTTTCAAATTTCAAGCCGTCACGCTTTGTACCTTTCGAACGGATGTATTCAATGATAGCTTTGCGACGATCATTTTTTGCTGGATCACTATTATTTCGACCTGCTACTGGTTTTTTTTGGCCGTCGCCTTCCAGAGCTTCCTGATAGAGTTTAAGGTTATCTTCATTTTTTCGAATTTCCTCTTTAAGGTCATTAACCTTACCCCTTGCATCTTTTGCCTTAGCTAAATCTTCATCAGATTCTGCTTTTTCAACTAAGTTACGAAGCGAAACTTGATCTGCACTCAGTTTATCTCGTTGAGCTTTAATATCGGCTTTTAAAGCCTTGATTTTTTCATCTAAAGTCATATGTGACCCTCCTAATTTCTTGTATTAAAAAAGACTAAATTTTTAAATCTGATCTAAAATTTCTTGTTTTTTTAGTTCTAATAACATCTTTTTTCGCTCTTGTCTCCATGAATCCTTCTGCTTGATTAAGTTTTCAACTAGTTTTTTGCTCCGTTGGCCAACAACTGCTTCTGTATCAGGATAAGCTGGTGTAGTCACTACAGATACATCATAGAGATGATCGATCTGGTTAATCTTTCGAGTGTAGTCAACATTATTTTCACCTGATTCTTCCCAATCTTGTGCAGTAGCTTCATCAGGTATTGTGAACGCAAAACTGCACTGATTAATAATACCAGCTGTAATATTTGTCATTAAGTCACGTGCCAATTGTGTATCTGGAGGCTGCACTTGAAATTTAAGCCCAATATTATCAACCGAAAGCTGTAAGTTGACTCCTGTACGGCCTAAGACTTTGCTTTCATCATGATTAAAAGTTGCGACTACATTTGACATGTCAGTATTGTCTAGCGCATGTGGATCAATTGTTTCGCGAAAAGTTGGTCCCCATCCGCCTCCAAGAACATCAGATTGTCGATTAAACTTTAAAGCATAGCCTTCAATCAACTGTGGCGTACCTTCTTGATCATCTGTTGTTCTCAAACTGATTTTTGTCGATACTTGGCGTTTTTCTAAATCAACTGTCATTTACATACCACCTCCTTTCATTGAATAATTTGCCGGATCAATTTTAGATAATCTTGAATCATAATTAGTTATCATTGAGTAGCTGTTCATCATTATCGAAGCCACCTCTTGGCCGTGTACATTTAGGTTACTCATAGTTTGAGCATCCTGAATTGCTTGTGATCCGTCTGAAATTTTGCCTGCAAAGAAAAACTGGCCAGATATACTAGTCAGCTTGCTTTTAACACTATCTATATTTTGACTATCAGGAATTAAGATCATGAACCCATCACTTGGGATTAAGCTCAGCGGATCGACATTTTGAAACTCCACCGGTTTTAGAAGTGCTTTCATCAATGAAAATGCAAACAACTTATTCTTGTTATTTTGGTTGAGTGTTAGCATATTCCAACTGACCTCATCGGAATCGGTCATGCTCATCCCATACCACTTATTGTACAAATGCTTATATACTAATTTTTCACCATCTAAATCACTAATTGTTTGAACCTGATTAAAAGTTTCTTCATCACTATTCCAATTTTCATTTTTTAGAGTTGAAAAATCAGAATTGCTGTATGACTGTGCAAATTGCATAATCGCAAGCATTTCTTCATCTTGAATATTTACGATATGTTGTTTTGCCGGTTTCTTCTGTGGATATAAAGCATAGGAACCAGCGTCTCCAAATGGTTCAACTATTTTTGAATAGTTAGGATTATTCATGGCTATCGTTTTAGCAAGTGTCGAATTCATAGAACCATATAAAGGTTTAAGAACCATCAGAATCACCACCAGTATCGTTTACATCTATTGCCGGAATATCACCAGATGACATATAAATTGCATCTCCACCTTCAATCGGCTCTTGACCTTGAGCTTTACGACGCTCATTTATTGTTTTGACCGTATTGTCAGGCTTATTAGGATTTTGATAGGCTTCTTTCATATCGAGATAAACATTATTCAAATTAGATTGCATTCGATCCATATTAGGATCATCGCGCTTATTAACTCCCATTTCGAATCGTGCTTCATTTGGATCAAGCAACGAACCATCAACAGCATTTTTGGCATCCGCAACAGATATACCGGTTTCTTTTCTGGTATCAAATTGAACTTTAAACTGATGTCTTTGCTGATCATTCAACATCTTTAATTCAATCTCAGACGAAATTGGCTCAAAATAGTAAGGCAAATCCGATTTAATAAAATCATCATTCAGCTGCTTTACTGATTGATTAGGACTATTAACACCCAACTTGTAAGCCGGAATATGCATAGCTTTGGCAATTTGGGAAGTTGAATAGTTGTTTGAGTTGATCAATTGCAAAATATTTGTATCAACTTCAAGCGTTTGATAATCAATAGTATCGTCAACAACGACTGGCGAACCACCTGTCGCACCCTGCTGAGCATACTCAAAATCCTCACGAGCTTTTTTTCTAGCTTGCTTATTCAGCTTGCCTCTCATCTTCAAAATGCCGCCTTTTAATCCACTTTGGAAGAATTTAGAAAGGGTTTGAATTCCCGACTCTTGTAAGTTTATTTCATCTCCCAGGCTAAGAAGCGGTGAGCGTCCATGAATACCGTCATACGTAAAAAATTTAAAGTGAATCACATTTTGAGCTGGCTCAACGATTGTTTGACTAGCTCCAAGTGGTGTAAATTCATATTTGATGTTATTAATATCTGAATCGTCAATATAGACTTGGCTTGGTGGAAAATATTGAATCAAAGCTGGTTCCTGCGTTACTGGATCCCTGACAATTCGTGAAACACCATCGTTAGCTAACAGTGCATTAATCGTCATGATAAATTTCCAATGGTAACCATCTAACATTGCATTTGGCTTTTTGTTAAGCAGATATGTTAAATCTCCACTATCAAAGGGCTTCCCGGTTTGTTCATCAAGCAACAGCAAAGGAAATCTAGCAACGTTTGACGCAATGATTGAAACAGCGGTTAGCACATCAGAGTTTTTTAAAGCTGATATACCTATAAAACTACCAGTTGAATAGCCTGGAATTACTCCATCACTGATTAAGTCCATCGCCCAATCACGTTTTTCAGGTTCCTTAGTTCTAAATAGCATTTATTTTCACCCCCTTCCTGCCATCCAAGCAGAGAGCAGAGCCAAAATGATGAACAAGCTGCCAGTTACAAACCAGCCTGTAATTATGCTTGTTTTAAAAGCTCCAATTGAAAGCATCAAAAAACCACAGATCATTAAAATCTGTGGTTCATTTAATTTGTAAAATTCAAATACTTTTTTCACTGCATCACCTCCTAGAATCCAAAGTCATCACTCATTACGTCTTCACTAGTTAAATAGTCATCGATATTTTCTCTGAAACAAACTGCGTATGCGTCTAGCAGTGCATCTAAAGCATCAATCTTATTTGCATATTTATTTTTATCAATTCTAACGCCGTTATTATCACTTTTTAGCACTGCGTTATTAACTGCCGACGTAAGGATTTGATTCTCCGGATGTCTGATACGTTTCTCCAAAACATCATCTCTGAACTGCTTGGTAGGCATTGATAAAGTTAATGTGCCTTGTCTAACTTCAATTTGTTGCCATTCAGGATGCCTTTTTTCAATTAAAGTTAGCAATGGCCCATACTGGTATGGGTCAAAGCAGATCCCCTGAACATCTAACTGATGTTTTTCAACGAAATCATTAAGCCAGTTAAAAACACGTTCAGTGTCAATTACTCCTGATTCTAATGTGGTTATTTCACATTCATTTTTGCGCTCTAATTCTGGATAATTAAGTCGATCAGCTTTGATTTTTGCTTGTAGGCCGTATTTAGTTCCCACAAATGCAAAACTGTCAGCATACCAGTACCCTTCGCAAGGAATCATCCATGAAATTGCGAATAAATCTGATGTTTTTCCAACGTCAACTCCAAACCAAATACGCTGGCCATCAATTTTCATAGAATCAATTTCCGCACTGTTCCAATTTTGAATATCCATATAGCTATCCTCAGCAGCCTGTCGCCAAATATTGAAATTTTTGATCAATTTGCTATTGATTGAACCATCATTTTCTGCCTGCTTTAGTTTAGTTGATAAATAATCTGTAATTTGAGCTTTTAAAGCATTAACATCTAACAATGGATTTGATTTAATCCAGGTAGACTTGTTTTTGACTTCTTCAATGCTATCTTGCTCAGCAATGAAGGCGAAATAGCGTTCAGCCTCAACTTCTGCGGATAAAACCTTTTTAGCATAAGGATAATTTTGAGTGAACATTGGAACGTTCATATCAAAACCAGCGGTCGAAATAATGAAAGTCAAATAGCTTGGCAGCAACAACTGGCCTGACGCTAAGGTTTCAATCATGTCTGTCGTCTTAGCATTTGCGTATTCATCAACAACTGCCACATGAGGTTCATAACCATCAACAAGCCCTGCGTCTCTTGAAAATGAACGTATGATAGAACCATCATCCAGATTGATGATCTCATCACGTTTAATCTGGCACATACGCTTTATGCCTTCGTCTTTAACCATTAGCTCTTTTAAACGATCCTTGACCATCCCGAATATAATTCCTGCCTGTTTTCTATCATTTGCAGCTGTATACAACTGCCTATTTCTAGGCGGTGTTTTCCCAAACAAAAATTCATAAAGAATAACGCCCGAAATAAGCAATGATTTGCCATTTTTCCGAGCCATTGAAATAAAAACATCAGTAAATCGTCTGATTGATGAATTATTTTTATCAACCCACCCGTAAATTGAACCAATTATAAATTTTTGAAATGGCGCTAATTCGTTTGGTTTTCTCGTTTTGGGATCAGGAAGCAATTCCATGAACTTAACTGCTTTACCCGCAAGATTTTCATCAAATTTCCATCGCCAATCAGATTTTTTTAAATCGTTAAGGTGCCTTTTGACTGCTGAGTTAACAGCTTTACCTACAATCAAAGACCCGTCTGAAACACGATCAACGAAAAAAGGCATTGGATTATCAAATGTCATCCAAATACCCCCTTAATTGATTTTGGCTTGTCTTCATCAGTTTTAGGCATATTCATCTGCATCCGTGAATTGACATTCAATCCCAGATCAGATGCAAGGCCCTTCAAACTTTTTGTAGCTTTATCTAAATGCTTAATTTCCGTATCTCGTTTAAACTCTAAATTGTCTAAATCTGAAGAAGCTCTTTTTAACTCTGCCATTATTTTCTTTAGTGTCTCTTTATCTGAATCTTGGTCAGCTGTCTTTAATCTTCTCTCAGCACGTTCCAATTCTTTTTCAGCTTCTGGAATCATCACCGCATATTTTTGAATTCGAATTGAGATATCTTTGTATATTCCATACCATGTACAATAATTTTCAAGTTCAGCTCTATCAAGATTTCTAAGTGGTAACTTTCCAACGCTTTGGACAATTCTTTTATATTCTTGTTTTGCAGCCCCCTTTAAATGATTTGGCGGAGTTCTTTGCAGTTCTGGCAGTCCATCTGCTGCTAAGAATTCCGCTTTAAATTTAGCTTCCTGCTGTAAAACAGTTAAATTAGCTGTTGATTTCGATAGTAGCTTTTGTTTTCTAGCCATTACCCACTTTCACTCCTTCCATTCATTAATTTTGGGTCCTACCTACCACTAGAGAATTAAAAATTGATAGAAATTGGGACGCAAAAAAGAGGACGTACGTTCAAGAACGCTTTTAAAACCCCACCCCGATGCTTTTAGGTGGGGGCTTCAAAGATTTTTCTAGTGAACGCGTCGGAACTTTCCAAAATCTTTTTTTAAAAATTCGTTAAAAACTGAATTCATTCTTTCGTTGAAACGATTTTGCTTTTTTAATCTTTCAATACAAATATATTTGTCTGTATCGATCAATATGTGATCAATATGATGATAGTTAGATAGCAATGTATCTAGTCGCTCGTCAGGATAAGTCTGTATGATCCAAACACTATTGAATGTCTTCTCAGCTCTTAGCTTGCGTAATAGTTGATCATAGAACAACATCACATAATCATGAATGTCTTGATTGCGTTCATGCAATGGCAATCCTGATAAGGCTGACATCAACACATCGTAATCATATATCAAGTCGTGATCTGTCCTGTGTTTGCTAACATAAGTTGACTTACCACTTCCGGGCAGTCCGCATACCATCTTGATGATCATATATCTTTCAGCCCCCTTATGGTGCTTAATCCACTCACGTTTTGTTTTAATGCTGTGGCAATCCTTGCATAACGTTTGAAGGTTATCTAAGTTAAGCCGATCTTCCCAATCATCTTTGCTTGGAACAATATGATCAACTAATGAACCTTCAAGTCCGCATCGTTGACATAGATGGTAGTCACGAGTTAGCACTTGCTGTCTGGTATGCAGCCACTCCCTGGTCTTGTAAAACGCCACGTACTTACTTTGATTAGTAGACCGTCTTTGATTATATGCACGGTCGTTGTCTTTACGATTGGCAGCGTCATAAGGAACAAGAGTAGGCTTACCATTTAGGCGAGATAGTTTAATAGGTTTACTCATAGTTTTGAATATTCTTGCTGTCCACATCCTTGTTGTGTGCCATTATCACCTACTGCTTCAATACCATAGGAATTCAATTTAATGCCATCTTGATCTGCTGTATCCCAGTCAACATGAACTCCGATTAGATGTTTTATAAGTTTGCCATCAATATAAACAGCTGGCACTTTCCCAATATCATCTATTTCAATTCTGATATGTGGTATATTCATAGTTAAATCCTCCTCGTAGTATATAGATTAATCCTTAATTTTCACGTACAAAAAAAGCAGCTCAACGGCTGCTTAAAATTCTATTTTTCATTTGAAAACATCTGCAATGCCTGAAACATTAGCCTTATTATTTCAATAAGTTCGTTAATTCCTCCTACTAACAACGCTAACCACGTAGATGTAAGAAAAATAGAAAATGGACTGGAAGAACTACTGGGCAAAAATAATTCAACAAGAGAAAATATGGAAACAGCAAAAAAAATTGACGTCGCTATTAAAAGACGATCCATTATTTTTATATCTGTTCCTAAGTCTTTCAAAATAACCACTAACTTTGAATTTGAAAACGAGGGAATCAAAGAAAAACACGAAAATAAAAGAGCGGTTGCTATCGCTGCAAAAGACAACGTTCCGTTCATTGCATCACTGAAATTAGCAATTTTAGAAGGAGAAAATTTCAAACAAGCTGCAACAATACATACCAATACCATTAGGGTAATGGTAATTATGTTCCTTTTTATTCGTCCTTCCTTCATTTTTCATCATCCTTCACTATTATGGCGTCAGCATTAAAAGTATCTTTTATAAAATCATATATTCTAAGATAGCCTTCTTCAAGCATATTAATATAATTCCTTACCTTTATATTATCTTCATATTCTAACTCTGTATCTAGTAATAATTTATTCCTAACCAAATCTAACTGTTCCTCTTGACCATCATTTACACCTTCAACATTTATGGACTTTACTTCCTTAGCCTTTAAAAGTTGGCTGACCTTCTCTATTAATAATTGTTTAGGCATATTTTCAGAATCTATAACTATTTTAAAACTATTTGCTTTCATATATTCAGCAAAAGCCATTTCTGATCTTTCTTTCTTACTAGCATTCCTAAACTGTTTGAAATGGTCAGGACTAGCAACCGAATAACTTAATTTTGTTCTGACATTCAAATTTCGTATATCTTCTATTCCTTTTTTATTTAAAATAATCTGTAAATTAAAAACATCAACTCCCAATAAATTCTTCATAAACTTTTTTATATACCACTTGTTTAATCTGTTTATTCCACGAGAAGTTGCTAATATTCTTCTACTTGGGTCTATTAGAACTTGTGTGTCAACCAGCGGCCCAATCAAATTATCTTCGTCTTCCTCTTCTTCCTCTTCTTCTTCATCATCTTTACCCTTATTTGGTGCTACAATATTTTCTCTTTTATCAACCACTTTGTTGAGATCACCATATTTCACATCCTCCTCTGGGTTAACACTGGCTATATTAATCGCATAAGCAAACCTTTTGTGAGCAACAGCCGGCGTAACACTTTTATCAATATCATCTTTAAGTTTAATTTTCTTCATGCCAGACACATAAAGATGATTTTCATTAACATCAAGCTCTGGTATGCTATCATATTGTTTTTTTGTAAAATTATCAAATATTGTGCTTAATTTGCTGGGTAAATAAACCGAATTATTCTTTCCTAGGTAAATTCTATCAAAATAAATACGCCTTTTTTGCTTTGTCAACTTTAATTCCCCCATAAAACAAATATTTTTACCTCTTAAATTAAACCTCTAATGCCTTAAAAAGTAAACAAAAATAGCAACCATCACTGATTGCTACCGATAAAATATTTTCTTGGGGAAAATAATAGTTTAACGTCATTCCGGACAAATATGTATGTCGGAATTTCACCGACTTCGCAATCCAAACACCATTTTCTTTCGATGGACGAAATCAAATGCCATTCTCTTTTTTGCTAGCGATAGAAAGAAATATTTTTTGCGGTTTACGCTAGCGAGTGACTGTATTTTCCGCTACAATCGAGTGTTTTTATCTTCCAGCTGCAGAAGTGATGAACACTAACACGAGTGTTTATCGGTCTTTCCCGGTTGTCAGTTAGTATCTAACAGATAGCAAGTATCCGTTAAATGATTGTTAGCAGCTCATGAGGGATGTCCCTCATTTACTACATAAATAGCGGCTCGATCGACCGCTGATCTGATATCGGAGATAACCCGGAAACTCATCCCTAAGTTTCTTATGCTATCATTTTGACACTTAATTTAATGCTAATTGGACACTTTTTGGACACTTTTCATCAACTCTATTAATCTAGAAACTATAAACCCAACTCTGCTGCCACTTTTTCAAAAAATTTTAGTCTTCTTTTCTTCACAGCTGTACCTGACAGGTGAGCTTCTTGCGCAATCCCCTCAAGCGTTAAAATGCAGTTTTCTCTTAAGTAAAGTTCATAGATAATATCTCGCGTTACTGGGTCAGACGACTCTAAAATTTTCCGAACAGCTTCTTCATTTCTTTTGAGATTATTTAATCGTCTGTCCTCAGCTAGCGTAATCGCCATGCACTCAACACCCTCATCTTTTTTATTCTGTGCTCGACCACCGCCAACATTTTCATCTTTAAACTCCTGAAACCTGTTTATCAGCTCATCTTCACGCTTCTTGATGTACATTTCAGATGTTGGATATTCACGTATTATGTCTGCAATGTAATTAAATGTTGATCTTTTCACTAATCAATTCACCTCCTTGCCAATAATTTGCTCTGCTTCCTCAACCACTAGATCATTCCTATTGATTAACTCATTGACGATATTCAATTTTTGCCTAAAATCCACTTGACTGCTATCTTTTTCCAACAATCTCCAGCTGTCATATAGTTCAATCATTGGCCCGTTTATTTTGACTAAAAGCTGGTTACGCTTTGCCTTAACAAATTCTCCAAGGGAACGGTTAATAACTGTTTTGATTTCTGGGTTAATTTGTCTGGTTACTGTTTTATCAGCTTCAATTGATTTTGGATAGATTGTAATCACGACATAATCATTTACATTTAAGATTGCTGTAATTTCATTCCACTTAAATTTTTGTTTTCCGGCTTCTTGACTTGCATAAAAAGTAGCATTCTGTAAAAAGCGTTCAATCCATCTTTGTGCTTCACCACGTGGTATTCCAAACCTTTTTTGCATTCTATCAAATGCATGTTCAGATATCTTATATCTCATATAATTAGGTACACCCATTTATTCATCCCCTCATAATTATTGAAACGATAAAATTAATTCAAATTGTTTTAATTTTTATCTAGAACCATTTTTGCTTTCTTCGCCTTAAGATCCCTAACATTTTTTCATATGATCCTAATTGCTATCTATCACCAACCTAAAAATTGAATTTAATGGTAAAATTGTATCAAAGGGGGCAATTTAATGTACGAATACACGAAAAAAGAAAAATTCAGTTGGATCCGTTTGATTGTTTTTATATTGGTTATAGAGTTTATTGGAAGTCTATCAGCATTTTTTGCGGGTGACATTAAAGCCATCTACAATCATCTTAGTCTTCCCGCCTTATCTCCACCAACCTATCTATTTGGAATTGTATGGCCTATACTTTACGCACTAATTGGCATCTCTGGCTATTTAATATACCAACAGGTTTACCCTAAACATATTAAATTAATTGACTATTCACTTTTTCTTACCCAGTTAATTTTAAACTTTGTTTGGAGTATTATTTTCTTTAAAGTTAGTGCCTATTGGTTAGGCTTTTTAATAATTATCGTATTAGACCTCGTTGTATTAAGCTGTATAATTCATTTTTACAAAAATAGTCGTTTAGCATCTATCCTTATGGTTCCTTACTTAATATGGATTATTTTTGCATCTTATCTCACTTTAAGCGTAGCAATACTAAATTAATTTCAATTTTAATTAGCATGATTAATAATTGTGCTAATTTTTATTTGCTCTAATGTCTCCCCTCCCTTATCACACTTGCATATAGAATATGGTTTTTAACATCAATAAAAGCATATTTATTAACACCATCATTTAATTTCTGCTCTTAGCTGATCAATACGCTTAATTGCTTAATAATTCTCACTGATTAAGCTTAAATAACAATTTTATCTGTTGTTGCATCCCTAAAATCAATTGCTCCTGCTTTGTTACGATAATGAACTATTTCCTCTTGCAGTAGCTTAATCATTTTTCGTCTGGGCTTTTTCATCTAGCTTCTCCTTGATCAACTCATCAGGGATGTCCAATGACACTATGTAGCCACTTAAAATCATTGCAACATCCTCTCCGCCAATTTCAACCAATTTGACAAAGTCAGCTCCTCTTTCATCTTTTGTTTTTAATAGCTCTTTCGGTGTAAATTTCAATTTAAAATTCTCCTTTCAAATTTAACCAGGCTGTACCTTCTTCATCATTTGAATGGATACAAAGTCAAATGCTCGATGAGTCCAACTTGATTTACCACTTAAATTAACTAGGACCGCCGTATTCTTATAAAATCTCTCAATTACATACGTTTCGCCCTCATATTCTACCGAGTCCATCTCATTTAAAACTGCTCCGTTACAATCAGTGAATTTGATTTTTTTTCTCATCATGTTCTCCTTTCAAAAATATTTAACCGGTTAAGCCCACGTTCCGTAGCGAACGGGCAATGCATCCTCTGACGTGAGCTTGTGATTATTACGCAATCACTTTAATAGCATTCAAATCACGATTTTTTAATTCATCTTCCAGATACTTTTTAACTTTTTGAGTAGCTTCAATCTTCCACATACCGCCATCAGCTTCAAAAATTGCCGATTGCGTTCCTGAACGCATCCTGAAGATAAATTTGCTAATGGGCTGTTCAACTTCTAAAAATGTTCGGTATGGAGCAAGTGAAACAGGATTAGGAACTTTTACATCGGCTACACTTGCAACACCTGATTTGATTTGAACTTGTTGCGATACACCATCATCACTAGCTTGCTTAACTTCACTTTCCTGTAAGTTGCCAATTACTTTTAATAGGATTTCTCTATCAGGTGTTGAAACAAAGCGTGATTGAAGTGCAATGTTCATCGTTTCTTGCTCATAGAAATTTTCAAACGTAAAACCTGGTGTTTGAAATTCCGCTACTGCTTCAATAGCACGTCGACCATATTTATCTAAAGCTCCCTCAAAATAAACTCTTGTGGGGCTATCAATTCGTAATCTCGGCTTATCCAATTTGCTTTGTTCACTTTGAATATAATCAAGCAAACCAGTTAGTGTGTGCAGTTCAACTTTCCGTTCAGGAACACATGTCTCTTTTATTCGATGTGCTGCTCCATCTCCGTCAACGAACCAGGTCTGCTCACCCACAACAAATGTTTTCTTTCCCTCTGCCTCGCGTGCTAATTCAACTAAATCATTTAATTCTTTCATTTCCATCTCTGTTCACTATCCTTTCTTGGCTTGTAGATCAATGACTTTTTGCTCTTTCTCAATGTCCGCAACTGGTACTCCTGTATCTGTCTTTACTTCACCATCATCAGGATCAATAAATGTTTGTCCTGGTGTTCCTGATTTAAGCTCATTAACCACCGTCTTTCCTTTCCCATCGCGACCAATCAACATTGTTGTGCCAACACCTTGTTCTGGGACAAGGCTTACTTTTGTCTGAATATCAACATCAACTGCATCCTCTGATTTTGATGGTTCAAATACCAAATTGATTGTAATTTTTCTTTTCTTCGTTTGGTCCGTATTTGGATCCATGATATTTTCTGTCACCTGATTTAATGCCCTATCCAATTTTTCCTGTAAACCACCATTGGCCACGTTTGATAAATCAAAGTTAATTTGTTTTTCCATGTTCATCCCTCCAATTTTGTTAGTTGCTCAACTGGCACCCAGATATCGCCATTTCTAACTGGCAACTGAGCTAGTTGGTATGGCTGATAATCGACAATTGTTCTAACTCTGTAACAATTTTCTTGGTAAATAACTGTCATTCCAGGTCTAATCATTTTTGCCTTTGCTCCTTTCTCTGAGCTTGATATTTACTTTTGCAATATTAATTCCCGTTTTGGTTAATTCTGGATCCTTGGAGTTTAACCCATTCCTGTTCATCTCGAGATTTTCTCTTGAAGAAACCAGTGCTAAATTATCAATTACCACATGTGTGGGATCACCATCGAGAAACATAAGCTTTTTTTCTTTAGGAATCAACCCGTTGTGTTCTTCCCAAATTAATCGATGCAACTGTTTCCAGCGGTTTTTGAATGGCAAATCGTTGTTGATCTTAATCCAGATATAGCCATCAGCCCTCATTACTTTAGTTCCTAGTGGCTTTCTGTCTTCTAAGTGAGGTCCTGATTTGAACTGAGTCTCAGCCATTCGGCCGTGGTTGCCAGTCTTCTTTCACTTATTCCAGGGAATGATGCCTTTTTTAAATTGACCATTTCTTCCGCTGTTAGCCTGATGATTAACTTTCCAACTTTTCATTTGGGAAACTTTAAGATTTCTGTTGAATTTTGCATTTACGATTTTTGTAAGTTCTCTGGCACTTCTTCCCTTTGACAATTCTCTAATGGCAATCTCCTGTGTTTTCGAAAAAAGGTTAGCCCCCATGCTCATCAACACTAATCATCTTTGGTAACTTCATCCCGCCTTGACGATCATCGTAAGCAATCGCCGCTTTTAACGCCAAGTTAGCATTCTCAACGACATTCGTTGCTACACTTGAAATAGCTTTTGCTCGATTGATTTCTTCTTTCAACGAATCGCCCTTTAAATCTTCATCCCCCAAACGTTCTAACTCTGCAAATAAGTGATTATTAAGATCACTCAGTTTATTCTTGGTCATAATTTGCTCCTCCCGATTAATTCATCCAAGCTAACGTCGAAAAAATCTGCCAATTTGATTGCTAATTCCATGCTTGGATAGTTCCGACCATTTTCTAACTTGCTGATAGTTCCATCTGTAACACCGATAAACTTCCCTAAGTCTGTTTGACTGATTCGATGCCTATTTCTCAGCTGCTTAATATTCGTTCGTGCCATCCGACTTACCTTTTTTCACTCAGTCTGGCCAACTTAGCTGTTAGTTCTGCTCTTTGTTCGTCTGTATATTCATTTGGCTTTGATTGAACAGATTGTTCAGGTGGATTAGCAGCCCAATCAGGAAGTGCTTCTTTCTGAACAACCTTTTTCTTACGGAAGACTCGTTTCTCTTTCTTTGCTTCAAAATCAGCTTCTAACTTTTTAATCTGCTCAAGCGTTTTGACATTGTGTTCTTCATAATCATTCAACATCACTTTCAGATAGCCCCATGATGCTCGAGTAGCTGAACTGCACATTTTGTTAATTGCATAATCAACGACCTCATTTCCAAGTGATTCGACATAGTCTAAGAAAATTGGAGTAGTAATTCCATTCAGAGATATGTTTGCTTTTTGAAGTGTTTCAAATGCATTGACAGTCGTTTGTTTTTCGACCCCTTTGTTATTGTTATTATTAATACTTGTATTATTAATACTTGTAATATTCTCTTTAATGTTTTTATTAAGGGGGCTCTTAACATTTTTATTAATAGGGGTCTTAATGTTTTGATTAATACCCCCCTTAATTTTTTTATTAATAGGGTGCTGGATATATAACAATCTTTTTTCAATTTCTTTTGTGTTTTGCTTATACTCAAATTCAGAAACAAGATACCCTTTTTTGATTAAATGGCTAATCCAATTTGAAACTGTAACTGGTGAAACTCCGTATAATTTAGCGAAGTAGCTATTGGTAGCCCAGCAACAACCAGCAGTATTAGCAAGGGCTGTTATCTCACCGTATAAAAGCTTTTCATTTGCCTTTAGGTCATGATCATAACGGACATCAGAGGGAATGATTGCGTAATAATTTGGTTGTTCAGTCATCTAACATCCCTCCAATCAATAATTCAAACTCTCCTGCGTGAACAATGCCCCGACTAATTAATTCTGAAATAAATTCAGGGCTTTCCTTTAACCACCAACTAGCAGCTTTAAAGCTTGTAAAATCTTTGGCAAATCTGCCACCAGTACTGACCAGCCTAATTGGTCGTTTCTTTTTCTGTTTGTTTTTACCTTTCATGGTCATACCTCAACTTTTCTGCAAGTCTTTCTTGCTCGTACTGCAGGTCAAACTCTTGCATCTGCTTTCGAGACATTAATTTCAAACTAACGAGTTGATCATCATTCAATTTAACGCCGTGAAAATGCCACTTAGCGGCAAAACTCGTTGGTCCTAGCTGATGGAACTCGTGATGATGGAGATTGCACAGAGCTTCTAATCTGTGTCCTCTGTGATCAAGATGAGTTCGGTCATTGCCAATTCCGACCGTATCCTCATGATTGATTTGGATGTTCCTGGTTGATCCACAACAGGTACAACGTTTATGGACCAAACATAAGTAAACTTGTCGGCCAGTATCAAACGTGTTGGCCAAGTCTTTAAATTCAAATGGGATGCCAAAGTAAAAGCAGTATTCAACTAGCCAGGAGATGAATTCAGTTGCTATGTCTTTATGACAATTACTTAAACTAAACTTTCGATAACTGCTCTCATGACAAAATTGTGATTTTAAATGCTGTTTTAAATTTTCAAACTCATAACGTTGTTCAAAGCCCTGGTATTCCCCAATATCACGAATCATTGCATAAGCTTTGCGCTGCTGAAGTGGAGAAATTAATTCAATGGAATGCGGTTTAAGGTCAAAATCAATCTTTCCGCGACGAAAAAGAGTTTTTAAACCTTCAATGTCATCAACTCGTAAAGTAATTTCATCATTTTTTACGTTTAGCAAGTGGCCCGCAAACCGTTCGTCGTTCATTTAATTAATCCTCATATTCGTAAACAAGTTTTCTTCGATTTCCTCTGCTGTGAACCGATTTATATCCCAGCCATTTAGCCGTCCTAACGCTAACACCAAGCTTTTTAGCCATTTCCTCGTAATTGTCAGCTAGGCAAATAAAAGTGTCTCCGTGTGCTATACTAAACACGTAAATTTGTTTTTTTATCGAGCCTATTCCAGTAGGCTCGTTTTTTATTTTTTGAGATTATCTTTAATTTGAATTGCCAACAGACTGAGTAAAAGAAAAAGAGTAACAGCCTGTAACGTACTCGTTAAATACTGCGTAAGACCACCTCCAAGATAATCATCCAAACTGTAGGGATGATAAAGATTGAGTAGAACCCTACTGCTTGCCAACCATCGACACCAAAATATTCATTTATTTTTTTCATTCATCATCGTCCTTTCCATTTGCTGCTAAAGCAGCCGTTAAAAACACTCCAGCCATAAATGACAACCAGCATAAAAAAGCAATTTGAAATCCCGTCATTTTGGTAGCTTCGCCTCCCAATCGATTCGGTTACGATTTTCCTCCATCCACTCACAAGCAGGTTTGGCGAAAATGATATTTGCCTTTCCACGACCACCACGTATCAGCCAACCACCACGATAGTAGTCAATTTCATCAAGAAACTTGTCTAGCACGAAAGTTGTAACCCAGCCACTATCTTTACCACCACAGCAAGCTTTACGGAACTGGTCAGTTGACCAAGTGATGCCATCAAGTTTGCTTAGCAATTGCTGATCAGTAAGCTTATTGACTTGCTCTTTGATTAGGTCTGCAATTGCTGTTTCGTTAATTAATGTGGGCATATTTACATCCCCTTTCATAAAATTTTTGGTATATAATTTAGGTGATAATATTTTTTATGGGAGTGACTGTGTTGAAAAAAACTAGAGTTCAGAAACTGCCGTCTTCTGTAGGCACCTATATGAAAGACAAATCTATTGAAATACCTAAATTTTGTCCTAGTTGTGGTGTTTCAAACAATCCTCAATTTTTTATTGAGGGATATCGAAACTTCACAGACGGTCCAGTATCATATATAAGCTGTATGTGTTTAGCATGCGAGCACTGGAGCTTTATAATAGTCGAAGCCTTATCAAAAAATGATGAAAATACTAAGCCTTGGAAGCTTCTTGCACAGTATCCAAGTAATTCAATTAGAGTTTTTGATAGTCTACTTCAAAAATGTTCTCCAAGATTTATTGAAATATACAATTCGGCTTTTGATGCAGAACAAAACGGTCATATAGACTTAGCTGGCATGGGATATCGTGCTAGCCTAGAAGTATTAATAAAGGATTGGGCGTTAGAGTATTCAGGTGAAGATAAAAGCAAAATTGCTCGTTATTCATTGAATGATGCAATTGCTCATTTCTTGAGTGATGATAATGAAGCTTTTGCCTCATCAGACGTAGTTAGAGCAGTTGGAAATGACTTTACTCATTGGAGCAGACCTGACGATTTCAATCCAGAAGACCATCTAAATATAGTTAAAACTTACTTAGAAATTTTCATTAATTCCGTTCTTGTAAAATTGCAAATTTCAAATCCCCCAGCCGGAAGAGCTTATCATTCAGATTCAAATAGTAATTGACCCGTCATATCGTAGTAATGTTCGATAAGCCTTACTGGATTAGTTTCTGTTCCATCTCCAATCCTTGTTGTTATGTGAATAATTTTTTCAACTCCTACACGATAAGGGTTATTTTTTTGAAGATTCAGTAGAACTTTTTCTTTTGAAAGTCTTTCCATTTTGTTTCACTCCTTTTGGTATATAATTCTCACTAGAAAGTGAGGTGAAAAATATTATGAATGTAGGCACATTCAATTTTGATGCTGACGGTGCTTCAATCAAGCAGCGTTGGGCTAGACATGAGGATAGTGGAAATGATGTTATCAAGGTTGAGTTAGACAACGGGTTCACTATGATTTATACCAAAACTCCAGATGGTAAATTTAAAGATATGGATTTCAGCCATGAACTCATGAAAGATTCTAAAGGCTTCTACCATGCTAACTTAGCTAATGCTAAGAAAGACTTTCATGATTACTATTAATATTGATGAAGTCAAGTTCATTAGCATTTACAGTTCCACTGGTAATTTTTGAAGCCTTAATGTTTTTTACTGAGGATTCACGTGTTGCAGACGTGGATTCTTTTCTATTTTGTTTTGTCATTTAAATCTTCCTTTCGTTGTATAATTAGTTATCCCAGCGAATCGAGGTAATAATATTGTCAGTTTCAGCTTTCATTCTCTCTTTAAACTTAAAGACATCTAATGGTCAAGAAATACTTACTGTTGAATCAAAAGATAAGTGGAAAAACCTAAAGCAATTAGCGAAAGAAAGAAATTAATTGTTAAAATTATAAATTCCCAATCTGTCTTTTTTTCTGGTTCCATAATTGTTCCTCCTATTCTTTGACTAAATGTTGACATTCGGTAACACTGAATTTAAAAAAAATTCCAATATTATTTTTGTCAATCCCAACTGTCTCAGCAATCTTGGCTAGTTCTTCAACTCCTATTTGGGTTTTACCGTTTTCTCGTTTCCAATAAGCTCCACGGGAAATTCCTAAAGTCTTTGCCATTTGTTGCTGTGAAACACCTGCGGCAATTCTTTCTGCTTTAATTCTGTTTAAATTGATTTCCATTTCACTTTCCTCCTTTCCACATTTTTACTATAAATCATTTGTTACCACTTGTCAACATTTTTATTTTATTTAATATATTTTGTTTACTTGTGGTAACAACGAGTATATAATAAAGATTGTTAGGAGGTGATACAAAAATGAGATCAAGTAAAGAAATATTAAAAATAATTACCGACTCAAGAAAAAGTAAAAAAATGTCGTTAGATGAATTAGGAGAAAAAGTTGGCCTTTCAAAAGCCGCTTTATCCAGATATGAAAATGGTTCAAGAGAGTTTCCTGTTAATAAAACGGAAGCATTTGCTAAAGCATTAAATTTAGATCCAAGATATCTTTTAGGAATTAATTCAGATGATAATATTCTTTCTATATATGATAAACTTGAGCCTTTAAGGAAGAAACGTGTTTATAGTTTTGCAGAAGATCAATTGTCTGAGCAAAACGGGTATATGCGCTCAGGACGTTCATCTGCCGCTGGTGCTCCTATTGATGGAGATTATGAAGATGCTCAACAAGAAATAGTAGTAAGAAATGAAGTGCCGCGCGGTGCTGATGAGGTTATAACAATTGCTGGCGATTCAATGGAACCACTTCTCATGAAAGGCTCACAAGTGTTCGTACATTATCAGCCTGTTCCTGACGATGATGGACAGATAGTAATCGTTTCAATAAAAGATGTAGGAGTTACTTGTAAGAAGATATATAGGGAAGATGGAAAAATCAGATTGAAGTCAATCAATGATAAATATGATGATATGGTTTTTCCAGCTCAAGATGTAAGAGTTATTGGAAAAGTTATCACGCAAAAAAATAAGCCCTAGCTCAATCGCTGTGGAGGGCAACGAGCTAAGGCTTAATGTATCCGAGTTAAATATAGCACATACTCGGATATTTTTACATAATGATTTATAATCTTTTTTAGATACACATACTTATAAAAATATATTGGGGGAAACCAAAATGGAGACTTTTGGCGTTATAATGCTTTTTGCAGCTATCATTTCAAGCGTGATGGCTATTGGTTTTGGCGTAGTTTTAATAGTCGGTTTTGGAAATAAAAAAGATAGTTTGAAGCGTACTGGGAAACTAGGATTAATTGTTGGTGGAACTATTTTTGTTGTTTCGTGCATAAGCGTTTATGGCGCTAATTTTGAGATAAAAAAGCAACATGCAGAGGCAAACCGTGAGTTCCAATATTACAGTTCTAAGTTTAACAAGTTGTACGCTTCTACAGGAAATATAGCGGAGGATGTCGGTAACAGCGAATATAATTATTGGGGAAATCAAATTGATGAATCCTATGATCAAAGCGATTTTAACGTTGACAAAGTAATCACAGCTGCGGCTGAAAGAAATTATAAATCTATTAGCAAATTAAAAAGTGATATGAATGATTTAGAAGGATTTTTAGTACTTTTAAAGGCCAATAACACAGGTGAACTTAATTACAGCCAATATAAAGATGCATATTACAAAATGAAAAATATAGTAGAACTGGTTAGCAGTCCAAGTGGAAGCTATAACAGTTTTGGGTCAAATTTTGAGAAATACGATAAGCAAATTTCAGAATCTTATAATAAAATTGCTGAATAAAAAGCACACTCTCCCCACCTAAAGTTTGAGTGCTCTACTCATTAAAAAGCACCCTACTAATATAATAATAGGGTGTTGTTTGGGGGTACTGCAGGCAGGCAATCCTACCCAACTAACATTATACACCTATATGCAAAAACACTCGCCCTTAATTAAAAGTTTGAGTGTGCCCATATATGATAGAGAATCCACAGATTCTCACACAGTATTATAACACAAAATAACAAAGAACCCATCTAATTCCGAAATTAATTAGGTGGGTTGGGATTTTTTTAATGTGGTTTTTTCAAACCACCTATATTATATCACAAAACACACTCGCTCCGGGAAGATAAAGTGTGCTTAGAAAGAATTATTAAATTTGTAAGGAACAATCAGCCCTTACATCCATATTTTATATTATGAAGGGAGTTTTTTCAATGGCTAGTTTTAGAAAACTAAGCAGTGGCTGGAAAGTTACAGTTTCCAAACGGGATCCAGCTGGTAACCTGCATCAAACTTCTAAGTCAGGGTTCAAAACTAAAAATGATGCTCGAGTTTACGCTGCTCAAATTGAAGCACAAAATGATAGTTCACTCATAGCTCATCACGATGTTGTTTTTCTCCAATACTACATCGACTGGTATAAAACCTATAAAGAGAATCGTGTAGCAGCTAGTAATCTGAAACGGTACATTTATGTATCACATATAATTGAAAAAAATTTTGGAAACTTAAAATTAAAATCAATCACTCGCAATCAATACCAGCATTTTATTAACAGTTACGGAAAGAACCACGCAAAAGATACCGTTAGAAAAACAAATAATATAATTCGTGCTTGTGTTAAAGCAGCTATGATTGATGAAATAATCAGAAAAGATTTTACACAGGGTATTGAGCTTGTATATGACGAGAAACGAACACTCAAAGTTGAGTACCTTTCGGTAGCTGAAATTAATAAATTAATAAAAGGCATTGAAGATGGATTAGATACTCAATATACTAGCCGCTACATGATTTTAACTGCTATCTATACAGGAATGAGACTTGGAGAGATACAGGCTCTCACATGGAAAGATATTAACTTTAAACAGCATACTATATCAATCAATAAGTCTTGGGACTATCATGCAGGCGGAGGTTTTAAATCTGTTAAAACTAAATCATCATATCGAATTATCCGAGTTGGTTCTAGCCTGCTTAATCTTTTAAAACAATTAAAAATAAATAACTCAAAGATGGTTTTTGAAAATAAGGCTAGACAGTTGCCAAGCTCTAATGCAGTTAATAAGACTTTACATTCAATCATGGAAAAATGTGAAATTCAAAAAAATAACTTCCACTTCCATTCTCTCAGACATTCTCATGTAGCCTATCTCCTCTTTAAAGGTGTCAGCCTTTATGCAATTAGTAAAAGACTAGGCCATTCTAACATGTCAATCACTGCCGAAAAATATGCTTACTTGATCGCTGAATACAAAGCTCGATCTGATGATAGGATTGAGAAGTTGACGGACAGTCTAGGACAACAAGAGGACAACAAAATAATATTTTTTAACAGCAATTAGTGATTCATTCAGGGCTAAAATGCCGATTTAAAGGTAATCAAGACTTATAAAATCTTATCAGAACTCCCACGTGGCGCATTTTAGTATACCTAAAAGTCAATGCTTACAAGTCTTTTAGACAACTTCGAGACAACATTTTTTAATCAACTAATTATAGCATATTTTCTAAGTCAGCGTAGCTGGCTTATTTTTTTGCACTCTCAAATTTGATTTCACGTATAACTACACGTCTGAAATACGAAAGTGACCTTAGAATGCGCATAAAAAATAAGCCTACCTCAAATGAGATAGGCTTTTTAGTCTATGCAATATACATGCAACTAATATTTTAGCTTATTTTGTAGATAATTACAACCCTACTTAAATAAGCCTACCCGAAATTAATCGGGTGGGCTTTTATGTATACCAACCGAAACTGGCGATTAGACTTATGCCTATAATAAAAACAGTCTCACTCAATTAAGAATGAGGCTTTAAATTTATTTACTTGATCCTAAACAATATATATGTACAGTAAGTCTAAATTGAAAGTTTAAGCGCCTCTTCCACCTCGAAAAGTGAAACACATTCCACACCCATGGCTGAAGCAACATCAGGAATTTTGGGTTCTTTGTTAGACCTATTTTTTGTACTTAGATAACCTGCTGGCTGCTCTCGAGTAATGATTTTCCAATCATATGTTGCAGCCATCGCTATCAATTTCGGATCAGCTTTCCATTCTTGACTCCAATTTGCAATTGCTGCGTTACCATAATACCCACAATTTTGTAGGTAGTTCATAATCTTCCCATACTGTGTTAAATAAGTTGGATTAGTTTCATAGCTTCTAAAAACAAATGGTTTAATTGTACTCTCTAGCCATTGTGAAAGGTTATCATTTGACCCAGACAGCTCATCATATACCACTCCTGGAATAATAATATACTTTGATGCGCCTGTGATACATCCTTCTATCCATGCCCAATAGCTTGGAAAACGGGACATAGAATAATATAGTCTAGAAGGTTCAACAAATGAGTTACTGTCAATAACAAATTTAGATTTCATACTTGTGTTACTACTCATTATCTTACCCTTTTCCCTCTATTTTAGATAAAAGTTTGTCAAAAGCAGTACTGTTTTTGACACCCAACAACTCAAAAGCTTTATTGAATTCTAATTCTCCGCCAATAACCCCACGTTTGATATCTTTTGTGAAAGATGAATCAATTTGAGTAGCTTTTGTTATATAAAAAGTTGGACCCCCGTTATCTTTTTGACCCTCTTTATTATTTTTTTTATATTGATAATCACGATCTAATTCTTTTTTTAACTGGTCAATTGAATTTTGCTCAATGAGATCAAGATGAAACGCTCGAATTCCCGTTGACAATGGACTCGCATTAAAATGTTTTGCGACAGCAATTATTTTATCAATTATTTTCTCTCCACTTTGTTGTTGCCATTCATCAGTAAATAAAAGTTTTGGAAAAATAATTGCTTCACTAATATGATTAATTTTCTGCTCATTTTTAAGATCTAAAATTTGTTGTTCTTCTTTAAAATCATCATTGTACAGTTCAGAAGTGCCGTACCAAATATGAGTCAACTCGTGAACAAGAGAAAAAAGCATTGCATTATAGCTATCATTCGAATTAATAAAAATCAGTGGCGCAAACGTATCATTAAGAGCAAATGCTCGAAATTCACTTTGCGATAATAATCGACGTGTATTATTGCCCACCATACCACTAAACATTACAATAACTCCAACCCGATTGAGTTTTTTTCGCAAAAATTTGAATCCTTCACGGTTCTTGAAGCCAACATTCCAGCCGGATTTTATACCAAGAGATCTCATAATTTCGGAAGCAATCTGTTCATCATTTTTGTGCGTCAAATTGCTAATCATCTTATATCCACACGAAAAAGGACTAGCTGGGTAATCATTTTTCTCGCGATAATCGCTAAGCCAACTTTGCTTTAATTCCATATCATGAATAGTATCAATTAAGTTCCTAGATGGCTTCTCTATATAAACATTATCAACAGTTCTATATTTAAGTAAAGGAAGATTTTCTTTAGGCGTACTTTCCAAGAAAAAATATCCAAAAGGAACCTGAGCCTTTTTACTTAAATTTTTAAGCTGGTTCAGAGTTGGCTTTTTTTCATTCGTCACCCATTTATTAATCCTGTCACTCCATTCACCATCCAATACAGTACCAGTATTTTCTTGAACCCAATGAAGAATTTCTGGTTTAACATCTATTCGTACGATTGCCATAGTCTCGCCTCCTTTCAAACTAGACAAATCTTATGCCATAATCTTATCATATTTTTACAAATTTGTATTACCAAGAACTCGGATATTTTCCATTTAATTATTTTCTTACACACAAATAAATCCCCACCTCCAATTAAGGAAGTGGAACCTTTAATGTGGTAGATCAACTATGTTTGGGGCAAAAGCCCCTGTTATTATCTAACATATCCTAGCATGTAGTTAGGCTGTAGGTGTCTGTCAGCAACGTAGCACCAATTACCGCTAGCACCTTTGTAAACGATATAACGATAGCCAGCACTCCAATTATCGATATAGCCAACATATTTAATCGTTTCGCCACTGTAGTAATATTGGTAGGTTTCATTATATCCAGCCCCATGCCAGACCATTAGGCGCTGATTAGGCGTGAAATAGCCTGATTGTGCATGAACTCCGGACGGTAGGCTATTAGCTGAGTTAGCTACCGAACTAGTAACTTTAGTGTTTTTAGCAGCAGACTTAGAAACATTATTTTCAATTGTTCCTGAAATCTTCAAAACCTGATTGGGATAAATAACTGAATTAATTGTTTTACCGTTGAGCTTAGCAAGCAAATTCATATCTACTCCGACCGTGTTAGCAATCTCCCACCAGGAATCACCAGAACGAACAGTGTATGTTCTACTATGCTGGCTAGATACATTCGAACTGGTCAGCTGTACGTCTTGTGCTAATGCCCAACCCATTGGTGTACTTCCTTTATAAAGCAAAACCGCTTGGTTAGACTTACTCAAAACTAAATCTTGCGTGTCTTTAATCGTATAAGTCTGACCCTTTGCGTAACTGGCAATATTTACTCTAGGTTGATACCACTTTGTTGCCGATTGTTTTAAAACGACATTCTGGCCAACATTAAAACCTTGCTTGCGACTGTCGTTATTGAGTTTCTTATTTTGCGTTTTAGCTTCAGACCCAAACCACCAGCTAACAGACTTCCGATTAGTATCAACTAACGAACTATCTAGTGAGGTCGCGAACGCTACCGAAGATTGATTATCTTTATTTTGCCACATATCATAATTTCGTGGGTTTGGCCAAGCACCCTGGTAAGCTGCTAACCAGTAGCCGTCAAATTTATTAATTAAACTTTGGCCAACATAAAAGTCAGCAAAGTTTCGATACGAATAAAAGACTATGTGTTTATTAGTCAATGACTTCATCTCATCTAACCAAGCTTGCACTGCCGCTTGAGTAGTACCATATTTAACAGTATTTTCTTCAAAGTCTAATACATAAAACTTTGCATCCTTATCAGACCGATTGTAAAAGTCCTTAGCTTCCTGACGAGCATCGTCGGCTGAGACAAAACGAGCATAAGCATATTGGCCATAAGGAACACCGACTTTATCAGCCATGCTTGTATTATATGAGGCGTATTTGTCAATGTAGTTTGATCCGTATTGTTGACGGATAATCAATCCAGAAACTTCCGATTTAACATTTTTAAATTGTTGTTCAGTTTTCTGACCTTGCCACTCTGACATATCATAGACTGGCAACGTATCTGCTGAAGCTAATTGTGCGCATAAAAAAAGAGCAGCTGCCGCCGCTCCTACCCCAGTTAAAAGTTTCTTCATTGAACTAGCCCTCCTTCGGTGTATCCGTGCCAACAATGTTTCCATCTTTGTCTAAAACAATCCCAAGCGAATTAGCCTTAGAATCAGTATTCACTTCTGTCAATTTATCGACTACCGCACTAATCTCTTCAATCTTCTTTTCAATTCCAGATGTATCAATTGATTTGGAAGCTTCAATTAAAGCTTTGTTTCCAGTAAAACTACCTGCAAATCCTAATGCTGAACTTAATAGAAGACCAATAATAATAACATCTGATTGGCTAAAAATCACATGGAAACCATATTTAGCAATCAGCACAAACAGTACAATCATAACTGTAGCCAACTGAATCCAAAAGCTTGGCTTACCAATGTTAGTTGCTAACATCTTTTTAAATTCCTTCATTTGTATTTTTCCTCCAAATTATTAATTTTCAAATCGTGCTTAAGCAACATTTTGTCATGCTGATCAAGCAATTTATCTTGTTGAGCTTCACGTTTTTCAAGGGCATCGATATTCTTTTGTTGCATCTTGTGTGACTTTTGTAAATCATCTCGAATACCATCCATTGGCTCCTTAACGTAACGCTTTAACATACTTTTTCCAGTGTACGAAAAGGCACCGAAAATTGTCGAAATGATAACAATAATCGATGCCCATTCGTCCCAACCAAGTCCTAAAATTCTATGCACATTCAATCACCTACTTATACTAATTTTGACAATAAAAATAGCGCTACCCAAAACGGCAAGCACATCAACAATGCATTTTTAATTCTGATAAAAAATTTCATTTTTATATTAAGCAGTCTTGACAGCAGTTAAGTTAGCTAACTTAGTTTTAGCTAGTGTCTCAAAATCAGCCTTAGTCATGTCGTCAAAAGTCTTGCCTGTTGCTAAATCACTAGAAGTAATCTGTAAAGTAGCACTGACTGCATCGCCACTATCTGAACCATTTAGGCCAACTGAAACGCTCGAGGTGTTACCGTCATTGTCAATTTGATATGAAAGCCTGTTTAATTTAATTTCCATAATTATTTACCTTCCTTTTCTTTGTCATTTTCAAAAGCAGCATCTAATTGATCTAGCACAATATCGTATACCTCAGCCTCAACTCCCTTCAGTTCCTTTTCGTAAGCTCCAAGTTGTTTCCATAAAGCTTTGTATTGTTCAGAATATTCAGTAAAGTTAATTGATACGGTTTCATCATTGTATTCTTTGACTTCTTCTTTTAATTTTTCAAGGTTTGCTCCGTCTAAAGGAATATACTCATTGTTCTTAACAATCATCTCGCCTTTTTTATTCTTCTTGTAATAAGGCTTTTTAATGTCCTCAAGGTCGTTATTGTATTCTTTAGCTTTCTCTGCAAGACGCTTAATAAGCTTGTTACGGCCACGTGATCCTTTGTTCTTTAAATCAAAGTTTCCTAAAGTATTTGCTACGATAATAATTTCGTAATTTTTGAAAGTTAATAATTTTGTCATGCTGCGTTCTCCTTTAATTGTTTAAGTCCTGCTTCTAAACTACTTATCTTACTATTTAATTCTTGGATGGCTGCTACAGCATACCCTAAAATAGTTCCATCATCACGACCTGTTCCATTTGCGATCACCGCCTTTTAGGCAGCATCTGAACTAAAAAATTTAATCAGTTTTGGTTTAGCAAGTGCTACTAAATCATTCTTTGATAAACTATCCAGCGCCTTATCTGTATCGTCCGGCAATACTTTAACCGTGGC